TAATCTGCAATCCAAAGCAAGTTTACCTAGCTATTGACAAACTCTAAAATAGAGCATACAATTAAAATATGAAAACAAAACTGATTCTTAAAGATGAAGTCAACTGTAAGTTTGAAGGCTTGGCTTTAACTACTCGCCGTAAACTTGAAAAGAAACTCAAGTTTTTCTTACCTTATGCATTTCATGTGCCAGCATACAAACTGGGCAGATGGGATGGATGTGTAGGATATTTTACCATGGGTGGCATGACATTTGTAAATTGTTTGCCTTTTATCCTCCCCGTACTCGAAGAAGAAGGATATTCAATTGATATAGAGGACGAGAGAGAACCACATAATTTTCAATTTGATTTAGTAACTGAAGAGTTGTTCCGAGACAGGGTTTGGCCCGAAAAACATCCAGCCGCTGGTGAACCAATAGTATTGCGTGACTATCAAGTAGCAGTTATAAATCAATTCTTGCAAACGCCACATTGTTTGCAGGAGATAGCAACTGGTGCCGGTAAAACACTAATTACCGCGGCATTGAGTTACAAGTGTGAACCCTATGGTCGAACGATAGTCATAGTACCCAATAAGGATTTGGTAACGCAAACCGAAGCTGATTATATAAACTTGGGACTTGATGTAGGAGTCTATTTCGGTGACAGAAAAGAGTTGGGGCGAACTCATACCATATGTACTTGGCAGAGTTTAAATGTTTTGGAGAAAAGATTCAGAGACGGACTGAGCGAAAGTGGGTTACACGAATTTGCGGAGGGTGTTGTATGTGTTATGGTAGACGAAGTTCATCAGGCTAAAGCAGACGTATTAAAGAAACTGCTAACTGGTGCATTCTCTAATATTCCAATTCGTTGGGGACTAACAGGTACAATACCCAAAGCAGACCACGAACGATTAAGTTTAGAAGTTAGTTTAGGGGAAGTAGTAAACAGTCTAAGTGCTTATGAACTACAAGACATGGGTGTACTAGCTAACTGTGATGTTAATGTGCTACAACTGCAAGACAGCGTTAGTTACGGAGATTATCAAAGTGAACTAACGTATCTTACAACTAATAAAGACAGACTGGACTATATGGCTGAGATGATACAAACAATGGCACAAGCGGGCAATACACTTGTACTAGTAGACCGTATCAAAGCAGGAGAAGGCTTAGTAGAACGTTTAGGTGAAGACACTGTATTTGTAAGTGGTAGTATGAAAAGTAAAAACAGAAAAGAAGAGTATGATGAAGTTAGCGATACAAATAATAAAATTATTGTAGCAACCTACGGAGTTGCTAGTGTGGGAATTAATATTCCCCGTATCTTTAACTTGGTCCTTGTGGAGCCTGGCAAAAGTTTTGTTAGAGTTATACAAAGTATAGGAAGAGGCATAAGAAAAGCACAGGATAAAGACCATGTACAAATATGGGATATAACCAGTAGTGCAAAATTTAGCAAGAGACATTTGACTGAGCGAAAGAAATTTTATCGAGAAGCCAAGTATCCCTTTCATATTGAAAAGGTGAATTATAAATGACAAAAATATTAACAGTAGAGAACCAATCGTATGATTTGGATATGGTACCCGAAGAAATAGAAGATATACGTTACTGTGTATTAGACTACAGTAACCCTAAGGAAGCGGATTATATTTTTGTACCTTTGGTGTTTTTAGAAAGTTTTAGTAGTCCTGCGGCTGTATTGCAAGTAGGAAAGTATCAGGTAAAAGTTCCACTGGATTGGAGTTTAATAGTTTGTGATCCAATGGTAGGAGATCCAGAAGTATTGCCTGTTACAAGTTTAAATGACAGAGGGTTTAAAGCATTTGTGTTTAACCCACTTACTGGTTTTCTACCCAGTTTCACTGAAATAGAAATTGTAAACATATACCAAGAAGTAAAATGGTATTTTCCAAAACTAAAGTTTGGACACATACTAGCAGTTCCATTAACAGATAATGATAACAGCGATTGTATATATTTTGTTAAGGAAACAAATAAAATTCCAGATGTACTGAGTACAGATGATTTATGGTAATAAAGGAGAATAATATGACACTACACGAACAAATCGTACAAGCATACGAAACATATCTTAAAGAGCATGAAGTATGGGAAGGCAAAAGTACTAAAACTGCCGCAACCCGTGCTCGTGGAGCACTTGGAGATTTAGGCAAGTTGACAAAAAGTCGTCGTGCTGAAATCCAAGAACGTAAGAACGCAATGTAATGAGAGGGCAAAGACGATGGCTTAAATTGTGGGCGAGAACAGTGGGCATGCCTGTTGGACTTAATGATGATGATAAGCCAGAGTTTTTGCCTATTACACAAAGTGATGTACATAAAGCATTATTATTCAGAACCTTCTGGATTGTCTTGCATATTTTAACATGTGGCTTTATAATAGTAGGTAACGGAAGGGTATTAGGACTTTGGTAGACAAACTAAGCATAAAAGAAGAGATGCGAGCAATCGATCAACGTGATAGAGGTTGGTGGGATAGTTTGACTGAAGAAGAACAGAAAAAGGTTAGTATCTTTATATTAATGCGTTATACTAGTTCAGTACAAACAAAGAATCCAGATATAGAACATCACTATCTGGCACTTACTAATGAGCTTGTAAACAAGCACTATAACATCTTAAGACGTGAAGTTCAACTACAACACAAGTTGTTACAGTGTGTTGGGTTGGGTACTAATCAGTTCCATAATTGGATACCGCCAAGCAAACAACGAAAAGGTAAAGCAGGCAAACTAATGAAATGGTTGCAAGAACTTTATCCAATATATAATGATGATGAATTAGAATTGTTAATAGCAAACAACGATAAAAAAGACTTTGTAAACATAGCTGAAGAAATGGGTATGGATAAAAAGCAAATCAAAGAGTTATTTAAGTAATGGAAGAAACAACATGTGAAGATTGTCGTATAGCAGTAGGCAAAGACGGTATTGAAATTGATGCTAGTCAAGGAGACCTAGCTATGGAATCATTGGTACTAACTGTTATAGTATTTGTAATAGCAATTTTGTATGTGGGTAAAAAAGCTGTGGATAAAAAGTTCAAATGACAACAGTACAGCAAGTGCTAAGTGCAGTAGGAAACGTTCAGTTGAAACAAAACACTTTTAAATGTGAATATTGCAAGAAGAGTTTTCAAAAAGAAAGCACTCTGTTGGCACACAGTTGTGAAAAGAAAAGACGTTGGCAAAACAAAGATAATCAAGACGTCTTGGTAGGCTTTAGTAGCTATGATTTATTTTATAGAATTGAAATGCAAAGCAAACCTAAAGAATATAAAGACTTTGTAGACAGTCAATACTATACTGCTTTTGTAAAGTTTGGTGCATACTGCATCAATACTAGAGTAATTGATCAAGAACAGTTTACACGTTGGTTAATAAAAAACAAAGCCAAACTTAAAGATTGGCCCACTGACAAAATGTATTTGTTGTTTGTACAAGATCATGTTAAGCGTGAAAGTGTAGAACGTGCATTGGAACGTTTCGTAGAACATGCGGCAGAGACAGATTACTTTGATACCTTTTGGGAAAGTGCAAGCGGATATGTAATCGCTGATTGGGTTGAAATGGGAAAGATTAGTCCATGGCTACTTATTAGTAGTAACAGGGCACAAACTGCATTAGAAACGATGCCAGCTGAATGCATGACTAGAATTGCAAATTGTATTGATGCTGACTATTGGGGTAAGAAAAGACAGCTAAATCCACATGATGCAAATTTTGTAGAGGAAATGATAGATGGAAAGTAATGTAAATTTATATGACAATTTTTTACCACAAGAAGATTTTAGAGAATTAGTACAAAATTGTAAAGACATAGAATGGAAGCTCGTTGATAATGTAGTTGACGAAGAGGATGGCAAAGAGCAAAAAATCAACAAACATGATTGGCAGTTTGAACACCATTTTTATGAATTGCCTTTCCACAGTAGTAATACAGTTAGCAAAATAGGTAAACTTATAAACAAAGTTAATCCTTTTATACTATTTAGAGCAAAGATGAATTTAAATCCAAACACCGAAACAATCATCGAACATGGATTTCATAAAGATCATTGGAGTGATGTAGAAGCAGAAAAACTAATGAGTGCAGTATACTATATAAATTCAAATGATGGCTATACAAAGTTCCAAGATGATAGTATAGTAGAAAGTGTTGCCAATAGACTAGTAACATTCCCAACGTCTATAATGCACACTGGATCTACTTGCACAGATGTTAGGTATAGACAAGTGTTAAACTTAATGTACATACCATATGGAGAACAAAATTGAGTTTACCAGATATTGACATAGATTTTGCAGATAGAGCACAAGCATTAGAATTGTTCAAACATACGCCAGCTAGGTTAAAACAACGCAAGCATAATACAGGTGTATATTTTCACAGGGTACCAAGCAACCCCTTTACCAACATTTGTACTGTTGAACATACAGAAGCTGACGAACACGAATTCTTTAAACTAGATTTGCTAAACGTTAGCGTATACAAAGATATTAGAGATGACGATCATCTCAAAGAATTAATGGAAAGGGAACCAATATGGGAGTTATTAGCTCACGAAGACTTCGTAGAAAAAGTCTTTCATGTGTCAGGACACGACAATCTGTTGAAACAATTGAAGCCGCAGTCGGTAGAACAATTAGCGGCGACACTAGCGATCATCAGACCAGCCAAACGTCATCTACAAGACAAAGGGTGGCCAACGATAATGAAAGAAGTTTGGGTAAAACCAATAAGAGACAATAAGGCTTATTACTTTAAGAAAGCCCACGCAGTTAGTTACGCAATGGTTGTAGTTGTACACATGAATTTGTTATGTGAACAATTACATTCTGCGAACTAATTGTATATTTCTACGTTTTACTCTCTTTTGAATAATATTATTTAAACTGATTGTAGGACCATGTAGCACTTCAAAATCTTTGATGCTAAACGTAAGTAGACAACTTTTAAATTTTTCAAAATTTGTTTTAAAGATAATGTTAATGGGTATCATTCTATTGGTACCCCACCACCATTCTTCTCCAATTTCTAAAAACTCTTTTTTATCAACTACATCTTTAATATTCTCAAAGTTGTACATGCTAGCAAGGGTATTATCCATATTTTGTATAATTCCTACATATTCTTTGCCACCATATGCTACAAGTGTTAGAAACGGAAATTTATCTAATAAGTCCTGGTATTTTTGTGGAATGTTGTTCATCATATATACTTAGTCAAATAAATAGTAGTAAGGATTAGACACATGTATCAAGCAACTGTATATCAATATAACCAAAGAGCTGAGGCTCTTGTACCCACAAGAAAGGGTACTAGCTATTATGGACCTGACAATCATAAACCATTGATTGCCTATAGAGGACTCAATATAGAATTTGATTTGTTTGTTAAAGATACTGATCGAAAACCTCAGTCATTACATAATAAAAATTATACTGCTACAATACTTGATAGAGATACTAAAACTAGTGTCCTTACCAAACCATTGGTCCCTGTCGATTATGATCAAGGACAACTTGTACTCAAGTTAGACCACGAAGAAACTATGCTATTAGATGCTAAGTTATATGATCTCATAGTTACTTATAAGATTACAGATGTGGTCGGAAGCTACGGCGGATCAAGTGATCAAAATTCAAGAGTTACTTTTGTATTAGAAATTAAAGATGGTGCAGTACCTGAATTAAGACCTAGTGAAGTAGACACTACTTTTACTCCAATTGGTGATGATCGTTTTAGTGGTAGATTTGAAGGCCCTGTACTTCACAACAGTAAAACTGGACTGAATACTATGCAAGTACATTACACAAATTATACAGGTGTGTACAAGTTTCAAGCCACACTAAGCATACAGCCAACCGATGCTGACTTTTTTGATGTTACTGCACAAACTCATACTATTGCATCTGCTACGGCAGTGGATTATCATACATTTATAGGTAACTACACCTATGTTAGATTAGTACATACACCTGATCCAGCTAATACAGGAACACTTGACAAAGTCGTTTATAGAAGTTAATATTAAAACATGATAGTACTGGACTTTATTCGTCAGCAAATGCCTGGTGGTTGGAAGCAAACTCCTAGCGGTTGGGTTAGTGGTAACTGTCCAATGTGCCATACTCGTGGACATAGTCCAGATAAACGCAAACGTGGAGGCATAATGTTCCACGATGACAGCTTCCAATACAACTGCTTTAACTGTGGATTTAAAACAGGATGGAGTGATGGTAGGCGTATTGCAGGCAAGTTAAGCGATTTGCTTAAAGTATTCGGAACAGACGAAAGTGACATACAGCGTATTAACTTTGAAATACTACGAGAGCAAGAAGCAAATGATATCGCTGGACAATATATACCCAAAGAGCGTGTTGAAAAATTTAAAATAGATTGGGAAGAAAAACAACTACCACAAGACAGTTATCCAATTGGCAGTTATCCATTAGACAAGTTAGATAAAAAACAACTGGACAAACTGAGTCTTGCATGTACATATCTAATGAAGCGTGGATTGGATTTTTATGAAGATTGGTATTGGTCGCCACATATGCATTTTGCTAGTAGAGTAATACTACCATTTAGATACAACAACAAGATAGTAGGTTACACAGCAAGATGGGTACCAGAACATAGACCTGAAGCAATGCCCAAATACTATTTGCAACAACAGAAAGATTTTGTGTTTAATTTAGATGCACAAAAAACACATGATACTATAATTGTTACAGAAGGACAATTGGATGCAATACAGGTAGGTGGTGTTGCACTAGCTGGTAATAGTCCCAGTGATGCACAGTGTAATATAATTGAAGAACTAGAAAAAGATGTGATACTATTACCTGACTTTGATAAAGCAGGATTGGATACAATCGATAAAGCTATTAAACGTGGTTGGAGTGTGGCATTCCCTGAATGGGAAGATGATATTAAGGATGCAAATGATGCTGTAATGCGTTATGGTAGATTGTTTACTGTGCAAAGTATACTCAACAGCGTAGAAACTAGTGGTACTAAAATAAAAATACTTGCAAAAACTAGATGCAGGTAGTATAATAAGGGAATATAATGATAAAACTAACACATAAATTGGCAGGATTAATATTTGCAGGATTTGGCATATACTTTTTACAGTTGGATTTGCACAGTGATATGATGCACCACGGAAACATGTTGCTAGGACTAAGTGAGATGACATGGATGTGGTTCGCAATGGCGGCGGTGCATTGGTTGTTACCAGAGTGTAGATGTAAAGGAAACACATGAGCGAAGATTACACACCAGACTTACAAAAGTTATATTTAGAATTCTTGTTGGCAGACAAGGATCTATTTGTACGTTGTAATGCTATCTTAGAAAGCAGTTACTTTGACAGGCAGTTTAGAGACACTGTGGACTTTGTAAAAAAACATGCAGATGAATACAATGATGTTCCTATGCTAGAGCAGGTCAAAGGTGTTGCTGGCATTGAAATATCTGATGTGCGTGACAAGCTGACTACAGAACATAAAAATTGGTTTATGGATAACTTTGAACAGTTTTGTAGACACAAAGCACTAGAAGCGGCAATATTACAAAGTGCTGATAAACTTGAGAACAAAGAGTATGGCACAGTAGAAGGTATTATCAAAGCGGCAACAGAGATTGGACTTGCTAAGAACTTTGGCACAAACTATTGGGATGATCCCGCAGGACGTATACAAAGTATCAAAGATAACAGAGGACAGAACAGTAGTGGCTGGGAGACATTTGATAGAGTATTGTATGGTGGATTTAATCCAGGAGAATTAAACATCTTTGCAGGTGGTAGTGGTAGTGGTAAGAGTTTGTTTATGCAGAACTTGGCACTGAACTGGGCATTGCAAGGTAAGAACGTAGTGTACATTAGTTTGGAACTTAGTGAAGAATTATGTGCTATGAGACTGGATGCTATGCTCACAGGTATGAGTACTAAAGATGTAATGAAGAATAGCAGTGATGTAGAATTGCGTGTTAAGATGGCTAGTAAGAAAGCAGGTAAATTGCAAGTAATACAAATGAAGAATGGTACTACTGTTAATGACATCAAAGCATACATGAGAGAATATCAAATACAACACAACTTGCATGTTGATGCACTACTAGTTGACTACTTGGATCTTATGATGCCAGTTACAGTAAAAGTTAATCCAAGCGATCAATTTATTAAGGACAAGTTTGTTAGTGAAGAATTGCGTAACTTGGCAACTGAACTAGGAATACTATTTGTTACAGCTTCGCAGTTGAATCGTAGTGCAGTTGATGAGATTGAATTTGACCACAGCCATATTGCAGGTGGGATAAGTAAAATTAATACAGCAGATAACTTGATTGGTATCTTCAGCAGTAGAGCTATGCGAGAGCGTGGTAGAGTGCAAATACAATTTATGAAAACTAGAAGTAGTAGTGGAGTAGGCAGTAAGCTGGACTTAGCATTTAACATGGACAGTTTAAAGATCGAAGACTTAGATGAAGATGAACAAGATGATACTAGTACAACTAGCATATATCAAAAACTTAAAACAAAGAGTAGTGTTGCACCAGCAGGTGAAAATATTACAGAAAATAATATGGATGCAAGTCCACAAGTCGATGCAACAGATAGACTTAAAAGTTTATTGAGAAAGAGCGAATAGTGATTAGATTAATTAGTAAAGATGAGCTAGATATATTAAGCAATGATCCAGTACGTCCACACATTAATAAAATAGATACTGGAAAACAAGTGCTGGTATTGGATGACCTGTCGGCAGTCATCTGTATTTGTTATTGTACACAAGTACCAACAACAGAAGAAGAATTAGAAAAGTTTCGAGACGACACAGGCTCCGTTGCAGTAGCATATACTGTATGGAGTAGCAAAAAAGGTGCAGGGAGAGCCATAGTAAATGAATTGCTAGAATTAATGACAAACAAAATTGGAGTGCGAAGGTTAGTAACACTGAGTCCGTTGACAGAAATGGCAAGTAAGTTTCATATTAGAAATGGAGCAACAAAGATAGGTCAATCAAACACATGCCAAAACTTTGAATATACAATAGATGACAATGAAATATTTGGTGTACCTGTATGAAGAAATGTGCTGAAGTAAAGGTGTCGTGTACCTTATCTCTTTATATTTCTGATGTTGAACAACAAACACTGTGTATTAAAATGAGTCATTATGTATGAGCCTAAGTTATGCCTGTAATTTGTGTTTGCTTGCCATTGATGATTTTGCTCTTATTGTTAACGGATCCTATGTTCATTATCTTAATTCCTGCTACTGCCATAAGTGCTGATCACCAATACTCCAGCAAAGATATTTACTAAATACTATTGATATGAAGCGTAAAACAAGATCAATTTTGGAAGAAATTAATGCAATGGCACCTAAGCGTGACAAAAAGCATATTGTTGAGTCCAATGGACAGCAAGTTATTCAAACTGCTATAAATTTGATAAATTTAATTAACGAAAGTTTTGATGTAGAAACAGCAAGTGATTTGAACAAGAGATTAATTAATGCTATTAGAACAAAAGATCCTAAAAAGTTCGCTAGAGGCATTGGTAAAGTAGAATGAAAATTAAAGAAATCCTAAGTGGACCTAAGAAACGTAAAAGACGTGGAAGTCGCTTAACTAGAGTCAAAGGTTCTAGCTTAATTAAAAAACTTAAAGAAGGCGGCAACATCTTTCCGGATAGTGTGAGCTTTGACCACGCTAAGATTCCAGCACTAATGAAACAAATCAACAGTGTACTTGCTAAGACAGGAAGCAAGGCTATTCCAATTGGCAGTGGTGCAACACCCACACCAGGTAACGTAAGTGGTGACTTAGATATGATAGTTGATATGGATCAACTAAAGCAACACTTCAATATGGAAGATCAAAAAGATCCAGTTATTAGAAAAAAACTAAGACAGGTTTTTGACCTAGCAGGATTTAATACAGGACAAAGCGGTACTAGTGTACATGTCGAAGTACCTGATGGTGGACAAACACACCAGATAGATATTATGGTTGTACCTAATGCAGAGAATGCGGCAAAGTTTCATACGCATACTATTCCACAAGGTAGCAAATTCAAAGGTGTAAACAAAATGATTACACTTGCTAAATTAGCAAAGGACCAAAACATGTTATGGTCACCTTACCAAGGATTGTTTAGCAGAGATGCAAATGGTAAGAAAGCTGATTTAATATCTAGTAATATCGACGAGATAGCAAGAACATTATTAGGCCCTAATGCCTCAGGAAAAGATATAGGCAGTGTCGAAGCTATTGTAGCGGCATTGGGTAAAGAAAAAGGTGATGCATTGCTAGCAGACTTGCGTAGTGATCCAAATTGGAAAGAGCTTGAATAATGAGAGCCAATCAATTTCTAACTGAAGCTACTACCAGTAAAGGTAGAGAGTACAATCATTTAGAAGACCTAGTTACATTTGAAGGTAGCAAAGGTGCGTTGAAAGCCGCAGAGATACTAACACGACTAGGACAAGATTCCAAAGATGTTAGCATCAAGTGGGACGGTAATCCAACTATATTTTGGGGAAGAGAACCAGACGGTCAATTTGTAATGACTGGTAAAAATGGTTGGGGCAAAAACAAAACAACCAGTAGTGGTGAACTACAAGACTTTATTATGAATACAGGTAAAGGCGAAGACTGGCGTAAAGACTTTGCTGGAGAAATGGCAGGAGTGTTTGAAATACTAGAAGCTAACACACCCGCCGACATGAAGGGATATGTATACGGTGATCTACTGTATACTCCACGCAAGCCAGTAACAAGTTCACAAGCGGGCTTACAATTTACACCTAACAAAGTTACATACACTGTTGACCCTAACAGTGAGTTAGGAAAGCGTATAGCGGGCAGTACAATGGGTGTAGTAGTACACACATACCATGATGCATTTGGAGATAAGACAGGTACTCCGATCAAAGACACTAAGAGTATCAACAGTAATGCAGTAGTTGTACTAGGACAAACGTATGTAACACATCAACCTAAGGTTGATACAAGTGCAGTTCAGGATATAGTTAGTACGGCAAATGCGAACGCACAAATAATAGACACATGGTTAACGCCGGAACAGGGACTGAGTAGAAAAGATGCAATACTCTATAACTATGTTAACCAAATGACCAAAGCAGGTAAGTTAGACCAACTCAGGACAGGATTTTATGATTGGCTAAAAACCAGCAAGGTCAGTGCAGGACAGCAAGCAAAACTTATGGCGGGTGATACAAAAGGTCTCGACGCTATATTAGAGCTTGTTGTAAAAATACAAAATATGAAGAATGATCTTATTGACCAACTAGATAACTCAGGCGCTGATGTTACTGCTAGTACAGGCGGCGAACGTGGCGGTGAAGGCTATGTTGCAACCAGAGATAAAATTAAACTAGTACCACGTCACCGATGGACACCTAATTAATATAAATGGCAATACCTAAAAATGCAACATTCATGAGAGAGAAGGGTGGTATTTCGATATACTACGACGACAAGTATTTCTATAAACATCTTAATAAAAGCAATGGTCCTTTTGATTTTGAAGCGTATAATAATCTTAGAGATCGCGGCAATCAAGACTGGATGGTAAAAGTACTTGAATGGGATTATTACGATCATATTATAGTAATGGAAAGAGTATATGGACATGAATTTTTCAAAATAGGAAGTGATCGTCGTTCCGCTTGGAGGATGACTGCAAGTTCCGACCAGTTGTGGAAAGTGTGTATGGAATGGAGAGCTAGAACAGTAAAGGCTTATTTTGATTTTGCAGTATGGAAAAGTCAGAACGATGGTCCACTACATGTTACAAATCAATTTTTCTATCATCAGGACGGAAGACCTCATAATGTTATAATGCGTGATAATAAACCAGTGTTTGTAGATCCAGATGGATTTAGATGGCACGAATTGTCTGATTTTTTAATGAAGCAACAAGAACATTATCATATATGGTGGCAGACTTATGTTGCTTGTGCTCACCGAGGCGGCTTTTAGGAACTAAATACTAGTATGGAACAGAAACAATACACAGCAAAACAGTGGTCAGAGATCGAAGGAGGACACACAATGTCTGAAACTCCTAAAAAACAATATGCTTTCATAGGTGATATGCTAGAAAGCAAAATGTTTAGAAGCAAAGGCAAAGTTGAAGGTAGTAATGCCAGAGACATGGGAGACTTTGCAATGATGAATATGTTGGCACTTTATGTATTGTATAATGAATATGATTATGCAGTAGTTGCAAGAGACTATGCTAAAAGAACTATGCAGTATCAAAACTTTAAAAACTTTAGAGCTGGAGGCACTGATCTTAATATTTCTCTCACCGCAGTTAGAAACGGTATGGCTGATTCGGGTGAAAAAAATGAATTACAAAGTTCAAAATTTAACTTTAATGATATGAAGATAAAAACATTTTTAAATATGATAGCACAAGGAAAAAGTCCTACGTCTGTTAGTAGTTTCTTTATGAGATTAGAAAGAGATTTAGACATACAAAATAGTAACTATCGTAGTATTAGAAGATTGGTACAGGATTGGCCAAGATTAAACAAAATGCAAAAGCAATTGGTTATTACAAGAATGTTACAATATTTTAGATCAAAAGCATTGCGTAGTGAATTGTATAGTTACATTAGAGATTTAGCTAGAACACAAGGACTAGAAGCAAAGAATGCACACAATGCAGAAGGCTCACCTAGATCCTTTGGGTCAGACACACTTGCTAAGATAGCTACAGCAACAGCGGCAGTAGCTGGAGGATATGCATTAGGAAAAAGTATAGGTGCAAATGCAACTGGAATGCGAGGTGCTGAAAAACTTAATCAAAAGTTAGGATCTTTTAGTAATCGTAAAAGATGACAAGCTACACAGCATATACACTAATAGATATTACCAACACCAATGAAAGTAAACTTGATAGAAACAAAATTAAGTTCTTTCAACAACAAAACTTAAACACACTAGTACAAACAATAGGGTTAAGAAGCCAGCCCATGCATCCAAGAGTAGAGCTTCAGATGGCACAAGATGTAGCGAATTTAGGCTTCGGAAAACAGTATCAAGGACTACATACAGTATGGCAAATGAGGTTTAGTATAGAACATGGGGGCGTTTTTAGTTTGAAAGACTTATTAGACGATTGTAACGGAATACCTATATATACTGAACTAGAAGAAACAACAGAATTACCTAGTAAATGTTTCGAAACACACGATAGCAATTTAATTAACTTATGCTTTGAACATTACTCCTATTGGCCCGTATAGCGTTAACGTTAACATGCTATTTAAAAATTACCCACAGTGTTAATAAATATATGCAAGTAAGCAAAAGGCACAACATTAAGGCACATTAAACAGGCTCCGTCAAAAATCTAACTATTTTTATCCGTCAAATTGATTCGACCGTCAAAATTTTGACCGTATCAAAAGAAAGATAAGTACTAGTAAGAACTACTAAGGCAGTCTAAGGCATATGCGGAGTTAGTCACTAGCCTCCGATATCAAAAGGCAAAGAAAATACAATCTGAACGTCCTATCGATAGGATGAAGGTAAAGTAAAATATGTCAAATGGAACCACTTCGCTAGAGCGAACAAATTTAGAAGCCCACGTTGATCTTTGTGCAGAAAGGTACAAGGGATTGGAAACACGCTTGGACAAAGTAGAAAAAGCCGTGCTGGATCTCCATGCGGAGATGCGAAAAATGCACGAAGAAAATGTAAAGAATCATACCAACACTAATAAAATAATGCTCGGTGCCGCCGCTACCGTAACAGCAGGCATACTGTCAACAATTATTGTATTGTTGATGAACTAATTTCCGTATAAATACTATTATGAATTTAGATGAACTAGATAGCACTAATGTGGTTGAAGCACAACTGGTATGGGCGAGGAAAGGTAATCAACTTACTCGTAAATATCGTTGTGTAGTAGGTCAACGAGCTGGTAGACTGGTAAGCAAGCCAGGACAGTGTAGTGCTCCTATTAACCTAAAGGCCCGACTAACATTAAAAAGAACTAAAGCTCGTATGGGCAAACGCATGGCTAAGAAAGCACAACGTACTAAAAGGTTTAATCCAGCAAGTAAAGCACTTAAAAGATTAAACAAACGGAGAAAATAACATGAAGATAATGGATATCATCGATGACAAGTACACAAAAAAGGACACCTGGATCAAAGACGGTGTGCTGATGTGCAGTAAGGATTGCTGTGGAGTACCAGTAAGTGAATGTTCATGTGATTCTAGTTGTAAACACTGTAATTGTGCTGAGCTCAATGAAGACGAAGTATCAGAACGTTATGGTGTGCGTGGTATTAATATAGCACAAGGCAGAAAAGATATTAATATGGGAACCAATATGTCTAAGAGGGCTAACAATCAAGCGATAGATCAAGGCAGAGAGCAAAACATTCGAACCGCAAGTGCAACCCGTAGACAAAATAGATTAAGTAAAAAAATACCAACAGGTATACCTGTTAGAGCAGTACAACAACAAGGGCCAGCACAATGAAAGCAATAGTAACTAAAGGTGGAATTTATACTTGGCTTAATGTCAGAGAAAACAGGTTCCTCGAAGAGAAATTTACTTCTGATAGTAGTTTGTCGAAAGATGACTTGAATGAAAGAGAACAATATATTGCACAAGGTCTTGTTGGCAGAGGTATATTAGAGAGAAGAATAAAGAACTCAAAAACATCATATAAACTTAACACTAACAAATATGCGAGGTAACTATGAAGCCAAGACTCTACGATATTATCAATACTTTTGATAAAACTTCTAAACAATTAAATGAACGTGCTAATACTGATGTAGATTTGCGAGTAGCAATGACACAAAAAACACAAGAAAACAGTGTGAGTGTACAACAGTATCGTATTGATGTGATTCAAGAAGACTTTGCAGATAAAAAGAAAAACTTCTACAACATATACGAACATAACGAATTGTTATATAAAGACATTGCATTATTTGAGAGTGCAATGGGAATTGTTAAAAATCTTATGCGTGGAAGAACACAAAGCGTAAAAGATATTGAAAAAGCTGATTTAGATTATAACAATGCATTGTACGAAGTTTACATGTTTAAAAGTAAATCTAAGAGTTCAAATAACCAAGACGTAATGTTAGCAAAATTAGACCATGCACAGAGCAAGTTAAGCGAAGCAAAATCAAAAATATTAAAAAGACTATAAATACAATATAACGAACGGGAATAGACACATGTATCTAAATGATTTAAATTCAAGTCAACATAACGTAGACAAGTTGAATAAGATACTATCACAAACTTTTAACCACGAGGTTGATTTGTCTGAGATGAGTACTGATTCACTTAACAGAATGTTGACCACAACAAATGCCAAAATGACGGCAATTAAAGAAAGCGATCTCACATATTGGGAAAATGCACAGTATAATAAATTAGGATTAATTTCACATCAAATTAAAGAATATTTGAATGAAATTGCACCAACAAGAGGCGACGGCAAAAAAATGAAAACCAAAGAAAGCACAGTAATGGAAGCTGATTTGGATCAAGCAGAAGTATTGCTAGCCGCACAAGAACTAGTTGACGAAATGCAAAAAATGGTAGAAGGCGTTGCAGAGATGCAAGTACAAAAACTTATGCCAATTGTAGATGCAATGAAAGAGCAAGTAGGATTTGAAGTAGCAGAAGCATACAACAATGCCGCTGATGGTGCATTAGGCGCACTATTAGATGCTATGAAAACTGCTAAAGAAGCAGTTGAAAATGCAACACTAGCCGCTAGAGGCGAGCCTGTACCAGGTGGCGAAGCAATGCCAACAGATATGGGAATGGATGATGCTGATATGGATCCAGAAGCACCAATTGATGATATGGGTGCAGATGAGTTCGGCGGAGATGACTCAGAAGCAGGCGAAGAAAATCCAGTAGGCAGAGAACTTAAAGGCGAGAGTGCTATTGCTGATATGGAGCGAGGTGCGTTAGCTGAAAAAAAGTTTTTAGAGAGTAAAGACAAACTCTTCAAAATGGTCGAAAGTGGTGAGATGACACAGGAACACTTTATCAACATCATTGGTGAATTCCAAGGTAGATCAGGTGAACTTGATACAAGCACAATTGGCACACCTCAGCAAAAAGGTGTTGACGGAATAGTAGGTGGAGTTGGTACAATTTATAAACCACCATCGAAGAAGAAACCACAAGCTCCTAAGAAATTTGTACCTGTACCTCCACAAGACTCCGGAGTTGGAGTTGATACACAGCCGCCAAAACCAAATGTAGGCGGACTTAGAACTGCGGATCTAAGAAAAGGCGATGTTGGTTTTGATGCTGTACAGAAAAGATTTAACATGTTTAAGAAAGCCAAGCCACAAGCAGGCATGAACTTGAGTGGAAACAAGTAATGTTAATCAACGAAGTTTTGAATGAAGACCAAAGTGACATATTGAATTACCTAGAAGAATTGCTTACTAGGGCAAAAGCCAATATGAAAACTAAAATACCAACTAATATGGTATTAGCAAAACTTCGTGCAATGGGCTATAGCATAGATATTACTAGTTTAATTGACATGCTGGCAACTATTACAATAGTTGGAAGTGCTAACAAAAAAGACATCACACTGGATACAGCAATACCCCGTTCAGACGCTGATCCAGAAGATCAAACTGTTAGCAAAATGGCAAAGAAACAAGTTAGTAAGGACATGAAGAAATGAGTTATAGTATTAACAAATCAACAGCAAGAAGTTTAGCAAGAGCAGATCTTACTATATTTAATGAGACACAGGCCCTTATGAAACAAATCATCACAGACGCAGGAAATGGTCTATATGAAACAACTGTTAGTGATGGAACCGAAATGACAGAGAGTACACCAACTATTACAATTACAGGAAGTGTTGCGGCACCAACCATTACTGCAACACCGACTGTAATACTTGGTGGTGTTACTGTTACACTAGGAACAACTGGTCTAAGTTTAAATGCAGTCATAGCTGATATCAATGATGCGGCTGTACCAGGCGTAGTAGCTAGTAAAAATGCCGCTGATAATCTTGTGTTAACATATACTGCACCAGCGGCAACTGCATGGACATTTACTGTAGGTGCTGGTACTGCTAATACAGACTTGGGTTTAACAGCCGCAACTAGTACAGCAACTAATCCAACAAGTGTTGATTATTTTAACTGTTGGCAAGGCAATGTTGATAGTAGACCAAAAACAGATCAAATGAGTCAAGTTATTCTCTACTTCCAGCAACTTGGATATACCATTGAACGTCTTAAGAATACCACAACAGGTAAGACGCTCAAATGGGTAATAAGCTATTAAGCTAGTAAGGATATGGCAGTCACTTGACGGTGATAATAAAGCTATATTATTTTGTATCATATTATCTATTTTATTAGCTTATTTTGACCCAAGATGGCAAAGTTTTCATTGACAACATAATAGCTTTTTGTTACAATAAGCTATGTTAAATATAAATCACATTTACCCGTATAAAGAATTTAAACGTAAGAGTGTAGGCGGTAAACGTCTATACGAAAACCCGTATGGCGATCCTGTGCCTAGTGTGACTACTATCCTCAGTAAAACAAAGGATATGACACACCTTAATGCTTGGAAAAAGCGAGTGGGCGAAAAGAAAGCACAAGAGATTGTAACTGAAGCCGCAAATGTAGGCACAATTATGCACAACATGTTAGAAGCATGGAGCCTCAATGAGGAATACACAGGTACTAATATGTTACAAGCCAAAATGATGGCAGAGACTGTTATTAAAAATATTGAACCTGACATTGATGAAGTTTGGGGTAGCGAAGTAAACTTGTGTTACCCGGGACTATATGCAGGCACCACAGACCTAGTGGGCATATACAAAGGCAAGCCTACTATTATGGATTTTAAGCAAACCAACAAACCTAAAAAGCGTGAGTGGATTGATGATTACTTTATGCAAGCCGCCGCTTATGGAATGGCACATAATGAGGTGTTTGAAACTAAAATTGAACATGCGGCAATTTTTATGTGCAGTAGAGATTGTGATTGGCAACTATGGGAAGTAGGGCCAGAAGATTTTAAAGTTTGGGAAGAAAAATGGGCAAAGAGAGTGGAAGAGTTCTACAACTTGTCATAAATACTGTATCAGGAGTACAAAATGGCAACAACTAGATTAAGTAAGATAAGAGTCAGGCAAGGTAATTTTTCTGACTTGCCTGTATTAGATCCGGGTGAACTTGGATATGCAAAAGACCAAAGACGTTTGTTTATTGGTAATGATGTAGTAAGTGTAGGAACCGGTAACGGTGTATTGACAGCATTTACAATTCCTTTAGCATTAAGCAAACCTAATATTACAACTGTAAGTGTTGCAGGCAGTGCAGTTAATGCTAGTACCTATACAATTAGTGGAACAACATTAACATTTGCTAGTGCTCCGACTGGTGCTATCACTGTTGGCTTTAATAACGAGATTGATATTGTCAGTGATGTTACAATACCAAGTGAAATTAGTTTAGCCGCAAACGGTAGCTCAGCTGATACAGGATTTCAAATTGATACAAGTTTGTATAATGTTGTAGTTATGGACTACACCTTAGAAAGTACAAACGGTGTTAGAATTGGACAACTAAGATTTGGAACTGATACAAGTGCAAGTGCAAATACTATTGGTGACAATTATACAGAAACAGCCGCCGTAGGAATTACTTTTAGCTTAGATACTGCAACTGCAAATACTCTAAAGCTACAGTATACCGATGCAGATAACCTTATAACAAAATTTAAGTATACATATCAACTTTGGAACAGCAATTAATACACACTGCTTGGTTTGAATCTCCAACTGCTAGATTAAGTCAGTGGCGGGAGTTTCGTAAAGGCTTGGATACAGACAACACACAAGAAGTCTGTAATACAGTAATAGATTGGTGGAAAATGGCACCAATTAGTAAAATGACCATTGACCCTGTGAACAGTACTACATGGCCTACGCCGTGGGAGATGTTACACAGTGGAGATTTTTGTGAAAGCAGTTTGGCGCTGGGCATGAGTTATACAATTTATTATGCAAATGAAACAATACCCAACGAGCTACTGTACATCACAGATAGAAATAATAGCACACAAAAATTATGTGCGTGGATTGACAATAAGTATCTGCTTAATTACGAACACGGTGCGATAAGTACACTACCAACCGAAAACATATCGATCAGCTTCCGCAAAAAAATTGCGGATGTGATCAAATGCTGATACATAACTTGGTCCAAGAGAATAATAAGTACAGAGATACACAGATGAGAAGGAAAAACAATAATGAGTGAAATTCAAGTAGTCAAACGAAATGGTAATAAAGACACATTAGATTTAGAAAAGTTGCATAAAGTAGTATTTTCAGCGTGTGAAAATCTTAACGGTGTTAGTGCAAGTGAAGTAGAAATTAAAAGCAGTTTACAATTTTATAGTGGTATTACCAGTAGTGAGATTCAAGAAACACTCATTAAAAGTGCGGCAGATTTAATTAGCGAAGAACAACCAAACTATCAGTGGGTAGCTGGACGACTAATTGTATATCACCTTCGCAAAATGGTTTATGGACAATACGATCCGTGGCATATATCAAAACTAATTAAGACCAACGTAGAAGAAGGATTTTACGATAATAGTTTATTAGAAAAGTATACAGACGAAGAATGGGATGAATTAAATTCGCATCTTAAACACGACAGAGATGAAACTATGACATATGCCGCTATGGAACAATGGCGTGGCAAGTATCTTGTACAAAATCGTGTTACAAATATAATCAAAGAAACTCCACAAATGGCGTACATGCTAATCTCAGCAACATTGTTTGCTGAATACCCGAGAGAAACAAGATTGCAATGGGTAAAGGATTATTATGACGCAGTTTCATTATTTTATATTAGCCTTCCTACTCCTGTCATGGCTGGCGTTAGAACTCCACAACGCCAATTTTCGTCATGCGTCCTTATTGAGACTGACGATAGCCTTGATAGCATCAATGCTACTACTAGTAGCATCGTTAAGTATGTTTCAGCAAAAGCAGGAATTGGAATCGGCGCCGGCAATATACGGGCTCTCGGAAGTCCCATTCGTAAGGGTGACGCCTATCACACAGGAGTCGTACCATTCTACAAAATGTTTCAAAGTGCAACAAGGAGTTGTAGTCAAGGCGGAGTGCGAAACGGAGCGGCAACACTATACTATCCAATCTGGCACTATGAAGTAGAAGACCTACTTGTACTTAAGAATAACAAAGGTACAGACGATAACCGTGTGCGTCATATGGACTATGGTGTACAGTTTAACAAATTGTTTTATGAAAGATTAATTAGCAACGGAGAAATTACATTATTCTCACCTAGCGATGTTCCTGGTTTGTACGAAGCATTTTTTGCAGACCAAGACAAGTTTAAAGAACTATACGAACGTGCAGAACGCAATACAAGACTACGCAAGAAAACAATCGGTGCAACAGAATTGTTTAGTATGTTTATGGAAGAGCGTAAGAACACAGGTAGAATTTATCTACAAAATGTAGATAATGCAAATAGTCACAGTAGCTTTATAGAAGAAGTTGCACCAATTAGACAAAGCAACCTATGTGCAGAGATTGATTTGCCAACTAAACCTCTTAACGACTTCAATGACGAAGAAGGTGAAATTGCATTGTGTACATTGAGTGCTATTAATTGGGGTAAAATTAAAACACCTGAAGAATTTGCAAAGCCTTGTGAACTAGCTGTTAGAGGACTTGATGCACTATTAACCTATCAAGACTATCCTGTAAAGGCGGCACAAAATGCCACAGAAGGCAGACGTCCGTTGGGTGTTGGTATTATTAACTTGGCATTTTGGATGGCGAAAAACAATATGTCATATACACAACCAAACTTGGAAATGATTGACGAATTTGCAGAAGCATGGAGTTACTATCTAATCAAAGCAAGTGCAGACCTAGCTGAAGAGCAAGGTGCATGTTTGTGGAGTGATCAAACCAAATATCATAATGGACTTACACCTAACCAAACATACAAACAAGATGTAGACGAACTAGTCGCACACAAAGAACGTATGCCTTGGAGAGAACTAAGAGATCAACTAAAGCGTACAGGAATTAGAAATTCAACACTAATGGCACTAATGCCAGCTGAAACATCAGCACAAATTTCAAATGCTACAAACGGCATTGAACCACCTCGCAGTCTTGTAAGTGTCAAGCAAAGTAAACATGGTATCCTAAAACAAGTGGTACCAAGTATACACAAGCTAAAAAACAAATATGAATTGTTATGGGATCAACGAAGCCCAGAAGGATACTTACAAATTATGGCAGTATTACAAAAGTATATTGACCAGGGCATTAGTGTTAATACTAGTTACAATCCGGTATTTTATGAAGATGAAAAGATTAGCATGAGTGAAATGCTAAGACATTTAATGATCTTCTACAAATACGGTGGTAAACAGTTGTATTATTTCAACACCTATGATGGACAAGGTGAATTAGATATTGACAAATTAAATGAATCAAGTAATATAACTGTAGACGAAGAACAATTTGAAGAAGAAGACTGCGAAAGCTGTGTAATATAAGAAAGAGAAGCAATGAGTGTATTAAATGCAAATCAACGGAACAAGCACCTCGAAAGTTTAATGTTCCTAGATCCGAATGGAGGCGTTGATATTCAACGCTATGATACTTTAAAGTATCGTCAGTTTGATAAACTGACAGACAAACAGTTGGGATTCTTTTGGCGTCCCGAAGAAGTAGATGTATTGCGTGATGCAAAAGACTTTAAAGAGTTAACAGAACACGAACAACACATCTTCACCAGTAACTTAAAACGCCAGATCTTATTGGACAGTGTTCAAGGTCGAGCTCCTGCAGACAGTTTCAATCCACTAGTAAGTTTACCTGAACTTGAAAATTGGGTAACAACATGGACGTTTAATGAAACAATCCACAGTCGCAGTTACACACATATTATTAGAAATGTATATTCAAATCCTAGTATTATCTTTGATGGTATGATGGATATTAGTGAAATTATGGATTGTGCAGGCGATATCAGCAAGCACTATGATGACCTTATTGAAATGGGCATGTGGTATAATCTACTAGGCGAAGGCAAACATACAGTCAACGGTAAGAAGATCGTTGTAGACAAGTATGAGCTTAAGAAACTATTATGGAAAGCTATGATGAGTGTAAACATTCTAGAAGGCGTTCGCTTTTATGTATCGTTTGCATGTAGCTGGGCATTTGCTGAACTTAAAAAGATGGAAGGCAATGCTAAGATTATTAAACTTATTTGTAGAGATGAGAATGTACATTTGGGTAGTACCCAAACATTACTAAAACTG